ATGCCGAACATTCGTATAGTTTGGAACGATCCATCATTTTGCCGTGGGGATTTACCCAGATACAAGGTGATGCCGAATAAGACTTGGCATTGCGAGAGATTTGATTTAGAAAATCCTCAAGACACAGCTATTACACAAGATGCCTAAAAGAAAGAACGGAGAACTAACAGAAGGGGAGAAGCGGTATTGCATGGAGAGAGTCCGAGGCAAGTCGCTCGCTAAAGCGTACGAGGCATCGGGATATGCCGCAACACACAGCAAGTATGCGGCAATCCGTGGTGCGAAGATCGAAAATCGGCCTCATGTCCAGAAATATATGGCTGAACTTCGTGAATCTGTTTGGGTTCAGAATGCAATGAGCATCGCTGAGAAGCGTTCCCTTCTGGCTGATGTTGCTAGAGCAAAGCCAGCAGACATAACCGAGGAAAGCCCGATTGCTTCCTTGTCCGTTGACGGAGAGGGTAATCGAAGTCTGCAAGGCCCGAAGATTGGGGACAAACTAAAAGCTATCGAGCTAGACAGCCGACTTTCCGGTGAGCTTTCTGGGGATGATAATAAGAACCAAGTTTTGATCCAGCTTGTAAATGACAGGTTGGAAATGCCAAGCATGGGGGGGGTGAAGGAAATTGAAGAGTAGCAAAGGATTATACGCCAACATTAATGCCAAACGCGAGCGTATCGCGGCTGGAAGCGGCGAGAAGATGCGGAAGGTTGGGAGCAAGGGCGCACCTACCGCCAAAGCGTTTAAGCAGTCGGCCAAGACTGCCAAGAAGTAAAAGCAAAAGGGGATTGGCCTTAAAACCAATCCCCGTTTTGTTGTGTGTTATATTTTTCTTGCGTAGTTTTTTAGTAGGCAGATCACTTTATCTGCATCGGATTCTCGGTAGTTCCAGACATCCCCTATCGGCAATCCGATTTTCTTCTTTAGTTTGATTATCAGTTCAATTTTCTTCTTCGCGTTTGATGCGTGTGAAGACATTTTCTCCTCCCTTCCGTTTGTATGACAGAACCTTGCCGTCTTCTGTCAGGATGCAACAGTTGTCCTTGATGCGCTCTACTCCGTAAATCTCGGCGAGTGGTAGGGAATCGAATGCTCGATTCTCGTATGTTGTGGATAGGATAACCATTTTGTTGTGTGTTATTTAATTCTAATGATCCGATTTACACGATCAAACATATCGCAGCCGTCGATGAATCCAATTTCGTATGCGATCCGATCCAGTTCCTTGCTGTAGTCGTTGTAATTCACGCCGCATTCGTAGCCGTCTTGAAATCCTTGATCGTATGCTCTCCGTTGCCAGTAGTCCGTGAAGACCGGATCGCAAATCCGCTCGTAGAATCTAGCATCTGCATTTATGGTGATGAGTGACAGGGTTAGTGCTGTTAGTATCTTTTTCATAGTGCGTTTTGTTGTTCTGTTTTATTGAAGTCTTCGTCCAAATAGCCTGCGTTTTGCAATGCTACTTCGATAGCGAATATAAAATCATTCAGCGTTTTTCCCATATCCGTGCCAGCCTCATCGTATGTTTCGTGTATTTCATCAACGAAACGAAGCGCATCGCTAGGATGTCCGTCGAATGAAAGATAGTTGTTTGATATTTTGATGTTCATATTTTATTCCTTTCCGATTGCTTTAAGAGCGCGATTTAGAATGTCGGCCCGTGTGTCGTTAGGACTGACAACCATTGCGGCTATGTCCTGCAATGCAGTCAGTAGTCTTTTCTCGCGGGAGTTCATGCCCCGTTTGCGTGTGTGTTTTTTCCAGTTGGTTTGTGTTGGTTTCATTTTGTCTGTTTTCTTAATTTGCTGCGTCTCTAACTCGATCCCAGTTCGTGCCAAACTCGGCGTCGAAGTAGCGATCTAGGTTGTCTGCGGTGGTGATGTGGACGGGATTGTTCCAGTCAACGGGGTCGGGTGAGGCATCCCCATCCTCATCGACGGAGAAATCATCAGGAGTCCATGCTTCTAGATAGACCATAGGATACTTCGCTTGGAAGGCTTTAAAGTCTTCGTAGAAGGTGTCGGCGGGGTTGGTTTTAGTTTTCTTACTCATTTTGTTTGTTTAGGTTTTGGTTGCGGGTAGTAGGATGACCGAAATTTCGGCGTGTAGTTTTCGCAGGTTTTAGCTAGGCGAATGTATGCCTCTGGAGGGAGGCAGGTGTGTTCTGTTTTTTCTGTTGCGTTCATTTCTTGAGATATTTAAGGTTATCTTTTGCCGCTTCAATTGCTGATTCCGTTGTTAGTGGTTGATTGAATCTCCAATTATTCAGAGGGTCTTCACCACTTTTCGCGCATTCAAGACAATAGATTCCCCATCCATAGAAATGATCTAAAGATCGGCCTTGAAGGTGAAACCACAAATCGGATAAAACTGATTCGGTGATTTCATCACCTTCTCGCTCATCCCAACCTGCTACTGGTTGGTAGTCTCCCGATCCTGCAATGCTATCCTCCCGCACAACGAACCATGTCTTTCCATCCTCTCTACCTTGGTCAATGTATTGGCAAGACTCATGCCATCCATTTTCGCAGTCATCATCACCACAAGACCAAGCGTTTCCAACATCTTCTGGTTCTCCTTCGTAATGAAAATCACCTTCTGCTGGGCAACCGAAAAACAGAGATTCTATTGTGGTTTCTTCTCTATTTTCTGGAAGATAGGCGATTCTTTTTGCTTCTTCTAATTCCGAACGGATTTCTTCAATCTCTTTGGCTTGCTTGCGTGAAATGCATGGTTCCTCAAAGTGTTCCCAATCAACCTCTTCATCATCTGGTTCATTGCCGCATTCGGAGCAATAATATGCTGGTTCCTCTGGAGGTTCCCAATATGTCCCTGCGTGTCCATATTCAATCTCCATTTGCCCTCCGCATTTTAAGCATGGAGAGTTTCTTCTCATTAGTGTTTTCTGTTTTGTTTTCATGTGTGTTTATGGTTGATTGTTATTTTCTAAATCCCTTCCAAGGAACAGGGCATTCATTCGTATTTAAGTAATCTCTTACGGCTGATGATATTGTTTCCCCCTTGAATGATGTTTGTCTGATTTCATCGCAGGTTCCATCGTCAATTAGGAATCCTAAAATATCTGCATATTTAATTAGGTTCTCGTTAGATAGGTTTGTTGATCTTCCTATTTTCTGTGTTTTCATGTGTGTTTATGGTTTATGTTTAACAATAGAGCAGGACATTCTCGCGTTATGCCGTGCAACACGGATTGCGTTGCATAAAGCCTTTGCGCGAGGAATGGTGATGCGGATTTCGTCTAGGTTGTGGCGGCTTGAGTTCTTAACCTCAAAAGCCAGTAGATCGTGGATTTCGTTTAGTAATGTGTTCATTTTATTGTTCCTCCGATATGATTTTTTGAACAAACATCGTCATTTGTTCCTCGCTAATAAAATCAATTAGCTTTTGCAAGATATGTGCGTTTCTTTCTGGCGTGTGAGGGTGAAGAATATCGTCGATTCCGATCTCATTTAATCGAGAATCAGGGGATTCGTTACGCTCGCACCCGCAACTACTGCAAGCCTGTTCCGTGTAATGATGCACATAATTATCATTGCATTCACAATCCCAAAATAGAGGTGTTGTTTCGATGGTTAGTAATGTGTTCATTTCACAACCTCCTCGAAATCAAAAGCGACAACATCCCCGTATTTGACGCATTCGTTCATATATTCCAGTAGTTTATCGTATGCTTCCTCCTCGGAATTAGCTTCGATTTCATCGTTGAATGTTATTTTGTATGTTTTCATGTGGTTTTTTTGATCTTTTGAATTACGGATTCCATTTCCTTTTCGAGATAATCGGCGTCACCCTCTCCGTTATATTCTCGGATAATGTCGATTGCTTGGGATAGGAGTGCTACCAATTCTGCGATGTTTTCTGTTTGTGTTGTGGTTTTCATGTGTGTTTCTATTTTGTTGTGTGTTCTGTTTGTGTTTGTGTTTGTGTTTTTAGTTGCTGAATCTGATTCTCTATCTCGCGGCCTTTTGCGATTAACTCACGAGCCTTTTCGAGTGTTAAGTTGTAGTATTCAGCAAAGTATTCTGTGGAGAGGAAATCATTGAACCATATCCGATATGCCGTGTGTTCGTTCATTTCGTGGAAAATAGGCGTGTGCGATATTCTGCTATAGCCGAAGGAATGAAAGAAAGATCGAGATTCCCGCTTTCATCCTCGCATAAGTCTATTTCTTCAAAGCGGTATTTTCGGCCTGAATAGCTTTCAAGGTGCGCTTGAAGGTGCTCCGTGTCCCGTGAGTCCCAAAATCCAACGCCGTGGCCTGATAGGGAAAAATAAACATTCCCGCCGAAACTCCGATCCGATTCGGGTATTTCTATTTCGCGGAGTGTTAAATAGTCACGGAATCCTTCGATGAATTGCTCCGCGCCTGCTATAAAAGCGGGAGAAAAATCATCCGGTGTTTTTTGATCCATGGAATAGTTGCCATCATCATCGGGTGCCTGACCGAAAATAAGGGCGGACAAGAAGTCATGTGTGTCTGTTTTCATGTGTGTTTTCTAGTGTGTTTGATTGTGTGTTTATCCAACTTGCTTGTGGAGTGTTCCGTTCTTTTCATGCCATTCCTTACATTGATTGATTGCAATGTGTAAAATATCACTACTTGGTTCGGCTTCCTCGCGTTCATCCCAAGGCAAGGAACGGAAAAGCATATCCGCGAACTCCCGCCAGTCCTCAATGATTTCATAGTGTGTTGATCCGTCAGAACCATATTCGGCGGCCTCATGGATTCGTTCTGCCCGTTCGGGATCGTTTATGAATAGATCATTGCCTAGTTTTGACCCGATAAATCCATCCCATTTCGGATGGTTCAGCAATTCGTCTATGGCTTCAGGGAATGTGGTTGTGCTTTTCATGTGGTTTTTAGTGTGTTTTATTGTGTGGCTTCTCTTCAGTCACGGGTTGCCATTCCGTGAGACGGGCGCGAGGCCCGTTTCGACTTTCACAGGGTATCTAGTGCCTTTTGTAATTCAATCTTTAGGATGTTTCGGATCAAGTCGGCATTTTCCCGCGCGTCTTTTCTAATACGCTCCGCAGTTTCCTCCGCATCTTTAATGATTCTAGCCGCTTGTTCCTTTGCAAGGGCGAGCGTGTTCTGTTCCAGTTTTCGCGTGTCTGCCCATCCCATTTGCGGGAGAAAATCAGAGCGCATATCGTTTTCTATAAATTGGAGCTGGTCAATTAACCAGTCGCCACAATAGGAGTTTGGGCCTAGTTTTTCCGCACATTCGCGGAGTGTTTCGAGTTCTTCGTTTTTTGTCATAGGAGCTGAAAGGTTAATATGGCGGCGATTATTGTTAAAAATAGCAGGCGAATGAAAAAGGAGTCTTTTGCTTTTTCGTATTGCAAGCGGGATTTCAATTTGTTCATGCTGTTGCAATGGCTTCCGCTTTGCGTTTGCTGGTTCCATGCGCACGAAATCCAATAATGACCGAGCGGTTTGACCGTTGGCACAATTGGCAATCGGCGCAAGTAATATCGTCGCGCTGTTGTGCAGGGCAAACGATACCTTTCCGTCCTTGGGGAGTATAAAATGTGTTCGCCGTTCCACTTGGGACCATAGAAACTACGGGTCCAGCTTGCAAAGATGCGAGCCTATCAGCATGGGCAAGGTTATTCGCTGAAAGGTTAATTGTGAAGCCGTCAGCATTCGCCGCCTTCACGGCTTCTCTGTTTTGCTCGTTCGTCTCACATGGTTTGTGAGTATATGTGAAGCCACGCCTGCCCTTGTTTGCGTTGACGATAGTCTGAAGTTCGTCGGCGTTGATATCGTCGCCAATGCCGGGAAGATCACCCGCTTGATTGTGACGCCATACTTGCCCGCGAGGGAAAGCGCGAATCTGCTTTGCTAGTATCTCTAGAGATGCGCCACGCTCGTTATTTGATACCTTGTTCCAATGCATCGCAAGCGGTCCGCTTTTAGCATAGCACCCGCCAACTTTTAAGGGGCAGGCGTCGGGGCAGGTTTCCGCTGAGGAAGTGGTAACTGGTATCGGACCCGTTTTAACATTGGATGAGATAGGAGAGAGATGGGTTGTCATAGGTTTTTCTAGGCTGTTCGCGGCTTGATTGCCGCACCACATGACATAGCAAGACCTGTGCCAAGTCATCGCCACTAGGGAAAAGCCACAAAGAACCAAGCAAAGCGGCAAACCTTGCCTAGCAGATAGGCAAACATTGCCGGAGATAGGCAAACCTTGCCGGATCGGTATGGTCAAACCAAGGGCAGGGAGATTGGCACGGCTCATGCTATTCAATCGGCAGGGAAGGCATGAAGCCAACCCGC